GGCGGACAAGCAGGACATGCTGCGCCAGGCCAGACTGGCCGGATTCAGCCCCGATACCGATAATGCCGCCGATGCGCTGGCGGTGCTGCATTGGGCCGAATGCACAACTGCGGTACAGGGTGGGGCATGACGCAAAGCCAAGGCATCAATGGTGATGCGTTGTTGTGGAATTGGGTGCGCTGGGTGTGGTCTGGCCCGGCGGTGGGCAATATGGCGGTGCATGTGCCGGATGACGGGGATTATCGGCCTGTGAATGTGGAGCATGCGCAAAGGGTGCAGGCGCTCTACGACCGGTTGCCCAGGCATGAGCAGATGGCCGTCACGGCAGAGTATCCGCAAAAGTACGCGCGGTTTGGCCGGTTCAATGCGGATGGGCGCAGCAGGCGGGCGAGGGCGTGGATTGCGGATGCAACTGGCGTCTGGCTGACCGAGACCGAGTATCGGCTGTACGTGGGGTTGTTTCGGGACTTGGTGGGGCGGACGGTGGCATGAAGTATGCGCGTGAGGTGATAGACCTGCTGGCGGCGTATCCTGACCTCAGTTTCAGGATGAATCATATTGTGCGGCATGTATTGCAGGGGGGAGAACAGGCAGATACTCGGCGCCATGCCATCAGGGTAGGGGTTCGCAGGGTAGTGCAGCAACTTGAAGAATCGGGGCAAATCATCAAGAACAGGCAGGCGAAAAATTCAGCAACTTACAGGTGGACATCCTCAAAAGTGATACATGAAGTTCTTGGAAAGTGATACGGAAACTGATACATTTCCGGTGGGGAGATTGCGCCCTGCGAAAACGCAATGTTGAACATACTAGGCCCCAGGCATGCGCTGGGGCTTTTTGTTGCTGCTTGCCTATGCTTGACAGTTTCTTTTTATTGTGTAAAAATCCACAATATGGATAGCGCAAAACTTATCAAGAGGCTCAAGGCGGATGGCTGGTTTCTTGTCGGCGTTGTCGGCTCGCACCATCACTTTAAGCACGCTTCCAAGCCCGGCAAAGTGACGGTGCCGCACCCCAAAAAGATCTGGCCATAGGTACGATGCGCTCAATTTTGAAGCAGGCAGGATTATCCTGAGGAAGCAGGAACATGCTATACCCCATTTATATTCATCACGATGAAGGCAGCGCCTGGGGCGGTATCTTTCCTGATTTGCCCGGTTGCTTTACCGCAGCGGACAAATTGCAAGATTTTCCGCATGCCGCACAGGAGGCTGTGGAAGCGCACTACAGCTTTGATGATGAAACCATCCCTGCACCATCTACCCCTGATAAGTGGTTTGACCACCCTGATTATCAAGGGGGAGTTTGGATGATGGTGGACATTGACGTCTCGCGCATCCGTCCGCGCGCCGTAAGACTGAACATCAGTCTGCCCGAATCATTGGTGCAGGACATTGATATCTGGGCCAGAGAACACGGGCAATCGCGTTCGGGCTTTCTGGCGCAAGCGGCGCGGGCTGCCATGCAGACGCAGGCCAGGTAGGTGAGGCAAATGGGCAGGCACATATTGAGCGGGCCAGAAACCATCCGTGCCGTGCGCAAGCGTCAGAGCGATACCATTCTGGCATTTTCCTGTGGCAAGGATGCGATTGCCCGCTGGCATGGCCGCAGCCCGCTCGGCGGGCAGTTAATGCGTTGCATCGCCCGACATCAAGCCGCCTTCGGGCGGTTTTTTGTTGGGCGGTTGGTTTAACCCCATGAAAAAGGTGTTTTTGCATGGCGCTGTGTGGAGCGAAAACACGTACCGGGACGCCGTGCCGCCGCCATGCGCTCAAGGGCAAAACACGGTGCAAGCTGCACGGCGGGGCCAGTAGCGGGCCGCCCAAGGGTTCCAAGAATAATTTGTCGCACGGGATTTATGCGCAAGGCTTGACCGATGCAGAAATGCAGGTCTGGCATGCGGTGCAGATTGGCAGCGTCGATGATGAGTTGCGCATGGCGAGGATTCGGCTGGCGCGGGCGTTGCGGGCAGAATTAAGCAGCGACGAATTGGAGCTGGTCGAGCGCACGGAATCCCCCGCAATGCTGGGAGGCATTCCTGACTATATGGAAATGGTCAAACAGGAAGTCTTCAAAAAGCGCGATTGGTCACCAGTGGTGGACAAGCTGATGGCGCGTATCGAGAGTTTGGAGCGCACGCGGCTGGAATTGGCAAAGATGCAGCCGTCGCAGGCGGGCGAGGATGCGCTGCCGCAGGATTATGTGCTGAAACATGACGAGGATGCCCCAGCCGAACCGATACTCTGAGGGTCGCGTAGGGGGTTATGTGAATGGTCGCGTCGATTTGACGGCCAAACAGGCCAATATCTACGTCTGGGGCTGGCAGCCGTCGGCGCGGTTTCGGGACGCGGTGTGCGGGCGGCGGTTTGGCAAGACGTTTCTGGGCAAGGCGGAGATGCGCCGGGCGGCGCGGCTGGCGCGCGAGTGGGGCGTGAGCGTCGAGGATGAGATTTGGTACGCCGCGCCGACCTTCAAACAGGCCAAGCGGGTGTTTTGGCGCAGACTGAAGCAGGCGATTCCGGCAGCGTGGCGGGCGGGCAAGCCCAATGAAACGGAGTGCTCGATTACGCTCAAAAGCGGCCACGTGATGCGCATCGTCGGGCTGGCCGATTATGACAATCTGCGCGGCTCGGGTCTCTTTTTTGTGCTGGTCGATGAATGGGCCAGTTGTCCGTACGAGGCGTGGGAAGAGGTGCTGCGGCCCATGCTGTCCACCTGCCGGTATCGCGTCAATGGCGCGGAATTTGTCGGCGGGCATGCGCTGCGCATCGGCACGCCGATGGGTTTCAACCATTGCTACGACACGTATCTGGATGGTCAAGGCAAGGAACCCGACCATAAGAGCTGGCTGTATACGTCGTTGCAGGGCGGCAATGTGCCGCCGGAAGAGATTGAAGCGGCGCGGCGTCGGATGGACGTGCGCACGTTCCGGCAGGAATATGAGGCGAGTTTCGAGAATTATTCGGGCGTCATTTATTACTGCTTTGACCGGCGTTTGAATGCGTCGCAGCAGACGGTGCAGCGCGACGATGGCTTGCATATCGGCATGGATTTCAACGTGGGGAAAATGGCAGCGGTGGTGTTCGTTATCCGCGATGGACTGCCGCACGCGGTCGATGAGTTTGTGGACGTGTTTGATACGCCTGCCATGATAGAAAAAATCCGCCTGAAATATTCAGACCATGCGATAACGGTATACCCGGACGCCAGCGGCAAAAGCCGCAAGACCGTAGGGGCAAGCGAATCCGATTTGTCTCTGTTGAAAAAAGCAGGGTTGGCGGTGGTGGTCAATGCCAGCAACCCGTCGGTGCGCGACAGGATCAACAGCAAGAATGCGATGTTGTGCAATGCCTACGATGAGCGGCGTTTGTTTGTGAATATTGAGAAATGTCCGGGATATACGCAGGCGCTGGAGCGGCAGGTGTATGACGCGGCGGGCGATCCGGACAAGACGCTGGGCTTTGACCATTTGAACGATGCGGGCGGCTATTTCATTGCCAAGCGTTACCCGATTGTGAAGCGCGAGGCGGTAGCCCGGCGCATACCCGGACTGATTTAAGGATGTAACCCATGCCAGTCACGACGCTGCACCCGGAATACGCGCAGGCGCTGGCGGATTTCGAGATGATGGATGAAGCGCTGCAAGGCGAGCGGGCGGTCAAGGCCAATGCCATGCGGCTGCCGAAAACCGAAGGCATGGTCGAGGCCGAAAAGCTGAATCAGGACAACCGCTATATTTATGCCAGCTATCTTGCGCGGGCGGAGTATCCGCATTGGGTCAAAGACGGCCTGCGCTCGATGATGGGGATGGTGTCGCGCTTGCAGCCGGAGGTGGAATTACCGGCTCGGCTGGAAGGCATGCAGCATAACGCCACGGGCGACGGATTCGGCATCGTGCAGTTGTTTCAGCGCACGGTGGCGGCGGCGCTGGCGTTTGGGCGGTCGGTATTGGTGGCGGACGTGGATAATAACGGCGAACCGTTTATCGCCGTGTACGGGGCGCAGGATGCAATCAACTGGAAGGAATCGAATATCGACGGTCGGCGCGATTTGACGCTGGCAGTGCTGCGCGAGCCGTGGCAAAAACCGGAAACTGACGAATTTGGCCATGACAGCGAGACGGTCTACCGCGTGATGGATTTGGTCGATGGCCGCTACCGCGTACAGATATTGCGCGAAGACGGCACGCCTGTGACGGATGCGCGCATCCCTGGCACCTACAGCGCCGATGGGTCGCTGGTGACTGGGCTGGATTATCTGCCAGTGGTATTTGCTGGGTCGGTCGATAACGCGCCGGATGTGGACGAGATTCCGCTCTACACGATGTCCAAGGCGGCGCTGAAGTATTACCAACTATCCGCTGATTATTACCAGTCGCTGCACCGCACGGCGCATCCGCAGCCGTGGGTGGCGGGGCTGGATGGTGACATGACATTGCGCGTCACCGGGCCGTCGGCGGCGTGGGTGCTGCCGCAAAACGCGGCGTGCGGGTATATGGAGATTTCCGGCAGCGGGATTGAAAAAATCCGCCAGGCGATGGCCGAACAGAAAAATATGGCGTTGGAAGCGGGCGCACGGGTAATCGACATCGGCGGCGCGGAATCCGGCGATGCGCGGCGGGCCAGACAGGATGACCAGCACGCAACGCTGCATACGGTGGTGGTGACGGCGGCAGAGGCCGTCGAGCAGGCGCTGCGGTTTGCGGCGGAGCAGGTCAACGCCGATGCCGAACAAGTCAAATTTACCGTCAAACCGGATTTTGCGGGCGCGAATGTAGACCCACAGATGGCCGCACAACTTTTGCAGGCGGCAATGGCCGGAAAAATCAGCAACGAGGCGTATTGGCTGTACGTGACGGGCGGCAAGCTGCCCGAGCGGCCCTATGAGGAAGAGGCGCTGCATATTGAGAATCCGGGCGGCGTGATGGACGACGATTGACTGCTGCCCCCACAAAGCAAAAGCCCCGACGCTGGCAGGCGTACGGGGCTTTTTGATTTACCCCTATCCCAAACATAGAGGCAAATTTTGAAAAAGTATAGCAAAGGAAAGCTGAAGATGGGACAGCTTATTTACGAAGGCCCCATGATGGCCTGGATACAAATTTGTATCGGTGCAGCTATTTTGATGCTGGCGGCTGCGCCACTGGCTTACATCATCGCCCGCTGGTGGTAGCCTCATGAGTACAGATTTGCAGGCCGCACAAAACGCGATGGCGCGGGCGCTCACCCAACATGCGGCGTATCAGTTTCGAGCGTCGAGCGCGGTGGTCAATACGTTCCATGCGCACTTGATGGCGTTTACGAGCGAGCTGTCCAAAGAGATGCTGTCTCTGTTGGACGGCTTGAGCCAGGCGGAAATGCAGGGATTTTTGGCGGGGAAATATCAAACGGCGAGGCTGAAAAAGCTGCGCGATGCCATCCGCGATTATGGCGAAGGCGTGGGCGCGGGGATCAATGATGAATGGCAGCGTATCGCCCCCAAGCTGGCTGCGTACGAGGCTGGTTATGTGGCGTCGGTCGTGGATAAAGTTGTTGCCGGTCTGCCAAAGCCCAAAATCGTTGAGCAGGCGATTTACCAAAAGGCGATGCACCGCCCGATGAGCGGCAGCGCCCCTTATGGCGGTCGGCTGGTACAGGAGTTGCTGGACGACTTTGGCGCGGCGCAGGCGCAGCGGGTGATGGCAACGCTCAGGTCTGGCGTGGCGGGCGGGTTGACCAACGCGCAAATTGTACGGGCGGTGCGCGGCACAAAGTCACTGAATTATCAAGATGGCATCGTGCAGGTCGCCAAGGTTGACGCCGAAAGGCTGATACGCACGGCCAGAACGCACGTCAGCAATCAGGCCATGCTCGATACCTACGAACAGTTGGGCGTGACCCACGTGCGGTTCATGGCGACGCTGGACGGGCGTACCAGCAAGGTCTGCGCGGCGCTGGACGGCAAGCGCTGGCGGGTGGGGGAAGCGCACCCTGTACCGCCCCTGCATCCGAATTGCCGCAGCATCGTCGCGCCGGATTTGGGCGGCGATGGCGCGGGCGTGCGGCCATTCGTTCGGGCGGGCAAAGTGCGCGGGCGCGACGGGCGGCGCACGTTTCGTTCGATTGGCAAGATGACGAAAAAGCAGCGCGAAGACGCGGGGTTGCAGGCCGGGCAAGTAGCGGCCAAGACCACACACGGGCGCTGGTTTGCCAATCAGGACGCGGCGTTTCAGCGCGAGTGGCTGGGTACGACGCGATACCGGCTGTACAAGGAAGGCGGCTACTCGATAGAGCGCTTCGTAGACCCGCTTGCGGGGCGGCAATACAGTTTGGAGGAGTTGAAGCGGCGCGATGCCGAGACATTTCGACAGGTATTTGGCGCGTGAGCTTGTCTTTCTTTTGCACCGTTTTTCCATGCCGCCTTGATGGCGGTTTTTTATTGCCCGCCAGGTGGGCGAACTTATCCCAAGGGGAATCACCATGCCGTTTGACTTTGACCCAAAAGAAGCAGGACTGGAACTGGATGAGGCCAAATCCAGCGCCTTGCAAAAAGCCTTGTCTGAAAAAGTGCAACAGGCCATTGATGCTGAGGTGGCCGGCTTGAAGACCAAGAATCAGGAGCTGCTAGGTAACAACCGCAAGCTGAAATCCGAATTTGACGCGCTCAAGGGGCAGTTCGATGGGCTGGACGTTGAGGCGGTCAAGACCATGCTGCAAAAGGCCGGGCAGGATGAAGAAACCCGTTTGATTGCCGAGGGCAAAATCGAGCAGGTGCTGGAGCGGCGCACGGAACGGCTGCGCAGCGAATTGGACAAGGCGTTAAAGACCGAGCAGGAAAGCCGCAGCAAAGCGGAGGCCCGCGCCAAGGCGTTAGAAGCGCGGGCGCTGGGCGATGTAATACGCGGCGCGGCGCTGGAAGCCGGGGCAGAAAAAAGCGCGTTGGACGATTTCATCCTGCGCGGCTCTGCCCTCTGGAATTTGGACGGCGACGGCAAGGCTGTTGCCATGCAGGACGGGGAACTGGTTTACGGCAAGGACGGCAAAACGCCGCTGTCGCCCAAAGAATGGGCGGAATCCTTGCGTGAATCGGCCCCGCATTTATTTCCCCGCGCCCAAGGAGCGGGGTTGCCCGGCGGGGGCGGCGGCAAGGCCACGAAACCGCGCTCGCAAATGTCCGCTGCTGAAAAGCAAGAGTTCGTGACACAAAACGGCTCGGACGCATATTTGAAACTTCCCAAATAAAGGAATGAACAATGGCTACCACTGTCAACAACGACATGATCATCTACAACGATCTGGCGCAAACCGCGTATCTGGAACGGATGCAGGATGTGCTGGATGTCTTCAACACGGCCTCCGGCGGTGCGCTGGTGCTGAACAATGAAATGATAGAGGGCGACTTTCGCAAACGCGCCTTCTACAAAATCGGCGGCGAACTGATGCACCGCGATGTGAACTCCGTTGCCGATGCGCAGGGAATCAAAATCGACTCGGACGAAACGGTAGGGGTGAAATCGCCGTGGAAATACGGCCCCTATTTGACCACCGAGGAAGCCTTCAAGCGCCGCGCCCGCAGCCCGGCGGAGTTCTCCATGCTGGTCGGCCAGCATATGGCCGATGCCACGATGGATTATTTCATTGCCGCCGCATTCGGTGCATTAAGTGCTGCCATTGGCGGCAATGCCAATATGGTGACCAACGCATCGATTGCGACTGACCATAAAAAAGCGTTGACCAAAGGCATGCGCAAATTCGGCGACCGCTTCAGCCGGATGGCGCTGTTCGGAATGGATTCGGCCACCTACTTCGATTTGGTGGACGATGCCATCGACCAGAAGATTTTCGAGGAGGCAGGGGTTGTTGTGTACGGCGGCTCGCCCGGCACGATGGGCCGGCCCGTGCTGGTGTCGGACAAGATCCCCGCCGAGAAAATCTTTGGCTTGCAAGCGGGCGCGGTGGTGATTACCGAATCGCAAGTGCCGGGGGTGGATTCCTACCCGGTACGCGGCAAGGAAAACTTCACCCTAGGCTATCGCGCCGAAGGGGCTTTCAATCTGGAAGTGATGGGCTACTCCTGGAAAGAGAGCGCGGGCGCAAATCCGAATCTGGCGGCGCTGGGCGCGGCGGCCAATTGGCGCAAGCACGCCACCAGCGACAAGGTCACTGCTGGCGTCATCATCGATTTGACGCAACCGTAACAGGGAGCCGTCATGCTGACAGGTATCTACGCCGCCACGCGGCACCACGTGGCGGTTGCCGCGCTGGTTGAAGGCTTGCAGCGCTGCGAGATGCAGGCGGCAGCCCGCAATCTGGACTACTGGCGCGGCGAGGTTGAGGATTTCGCGCATGTCGTGGTCGAGGATGCGGATGGTAGTGGACGCAAGGTGCGGGATGCCTATCTGGCGCGGGGGATTGCCGTGGTGGGGGTTGCATGGCAGCCCCCGTCGCCGTCCGGCACTGATGCGCCACGGATTGGCTTTGCTGCGGGCGATGGCGAGCCGGTGTATCTGTCGCTGGACGAGGCGCGACGCGGCGAAGGTTTGCGTGAACTGCTTGGCCTGTCGTTGCCGGGGCAGTCTGGCGATGACCCGCCTGCGCCACCGCCAGCCGGTCATATCCCGACCCCGCCGGATGTGCCGGACGGATTGGACGCTTTGGACGTGGCGCAGTTGCGGGCGTTGGCGAAAGAGCGCGGTGTAAACGTGCCGGGCCGCGCCGGGGCGGACAGGCTGCGGGCGATATTGCGGGAGGCGGCGGCGTGAACGTCTATGTTTCTGTCCCGGACGTGGACGCCGTGCTGGGCATGAGTTGGGCGTCGGCGGACAAAAAGCCGCGTGCGGTGATGATGGCGAACGTCTGGATGACCAATCTGGGCTTGCGCAAGGTGGAGCCGCTGCCGGACGAGTTCAAACAGGCCGGTGCTGAAATCGCCCGCGAGGCCGCCGCAGGCCGCATTTACGGCGCGAAGGAAACAGGCATCGTGAGCCAGTCGGTGCAGGCGGGCGATGTGTCCAGCAGCAAGAGTTTTTCCAGTTCGGCCAAGGTCTACACGGCGGGCGAGAGTCTGGCGCTGGCATTACTGAAGCCGTGGCTGCCGGATACGTCGGGCGTGATGTTTTTGAAAAGGAGTTGATGATGGGTTTGCGTGATGAACTTGCGGCGGCTGTGGCTGCGGCATTTAACACTGACCTGGCCGATGCGGTGCAGACGTTTACGGGCAGCCGGTTTGTGCCGTCCGGGCCTGCCGACCCGATTACACAGGTGCAGCCCGGCACTACCGTGAGCTATACGGGACGTGGAGTGTTTGGCAGCTTCGGCGTCATTGGCGGTCAGAGCATATCGCGCACCGACGTCAAACTGACGGCGCTGCAAACCGAGGTGTCGGATCGGCCACAGATGGACGACGTTATTCAGCGCGGCGGCAAGGCGTACAAGGTCATGCATGTGGAGCAGGATGCGGCGGGCATCACGTGGACGGTGCAGTTGCGCGGGGATTGACATGGCTTGGACGGGGACACGACCGACGGCGTTTGTCAATGTGGTGCAGGCGGATTTGCGCAAGCGTCGCAACCAGATTGCCACCGAGGCCCTGCGCTTGGTGGTGCAGCATTCACCTGTGGATACGGGCGCGTTTCGCGGCAGTCATCGTGTCAGTGTGGATGCGCCAGATACGGGTTACGACTTGGCGCAGGCCGACGAGAGCGGGCAGGCCACCGTGCAGGCGGGGCTGACGGTGATTGCCACGGCCAATCAACCCTTTCAGGCGGTGACGGTACAGACCAATTTGCCATATGCCGAAAAACTAGAAGCGGGGCATTCGGATCAGGCAGAACACGGCATCTACCGGCCCGCGTTTGCGCACATCAGGGCGAAGTACGCACGGTCATGACTTACGAGCAATTACGCGCCGCGATTGTGGGCCGCATGATGGCGTTTACGGGCATCGCCCAAGAGCGCATTGACTATCAGTCGCGCAGGCGGTTTGCCGCGCCGGAAAACGGCCTGTGGTGTCGCCTGTCGATTGAGACGGCCCGGCCAGTGGTGCGCGGGCTGTGTTCGCCGCAGGCGCGGATTCCGGGCCATATCGTTATCCAGTGTTTTGACCGCGCCGAAAGCCAGACACCCACGCAGGCGCTCACGCAACTGGCCGATGCGCTGGCCGCGCATTTTCAGTTTTGGACTGTGCCGGGGCTGCAATGCCGCGAGGCGCAGATGGTGGCGCTGGGGCAATCGGGCGCGTTCTGCCAGGCCAATGTGCAGGTGTATTTTTTGACGTTATAACGATTTGACGATGCGGGCGGGCCAGCGCGGCCCCCAAAAGCAAAAGCCCCGCTGGCTGCGAACCGGCGGGGCTTTTTTGTATTCATCCCTTGATGCGACCAAGGAACGAAAAATGCAGCAACCCGATTATAGCGCCATAGGCAAAATCATGGAATTGCTCAATAACTCTAAAGACCTGCGCCGTCTGGCGTGGGGCATCCTTGTTGTAGCCGCCCTGTTTGCGTTATCGCCGCCTGATCTGGTGGCCGCCATCCGCTGGTGGTAGCTGCCGCCGCAATTTGATTTTTTCGCCGCCACCGTGCGGCTTTTTTCATGGGAGTTTCATCATGGCCAAACACACTTCTGCCGGCACTCTGCTGGCGGTCAGCGCAGCAAAGCCGACCAGTTATGACGCGGCGGGCTTTGCCGCGCTCACGTTCACCCGGGTGGGCGAACTGGAATCCGTCGGCGAACTGGCGATGCGCCGCAATACGGGCGAGTTTTCCAACTTGAGCACGGGCAACACCACCGTCATCAAGGGCAACCGGCAGGCCATCACGTTCTCGGTGGTGTGCGCACTGGATGAGGACGACGCGGGGCAGGCGCTGATGATGGCCTCCGAGGCATCCCATGACCTGTACAGCTTTCGCGTGACCCGCTCCAACGGGGCCAGGGATTATTTTGTCGGCACGGTGGTAGCGGCGGGCATGCAGTTTGGCGGGGATACGGATGTCGTCAAGGCTCCCTACGATATTGGCATTCAGTCAGTACCGGAAATGAGCAAACCCATCCTCACTGTCACCCCGTAAGGAGCAGGCAATGGCATTGATTATTGCTGAGGCGGTGGCGGCTGGCCCGCAGGAGCGCTGGGTGCGCTTTGACGATGACACCGAGGTGTTGCTGCGCAGTCTGGACGATGAGGCGTACCAGATTGGCCTGGCGCGGGTGCGCCGCCAGATTGCGCGGGCCGATGAGGGGTTCAAGCTTGGCGAGGTCGGCGTGGTCGAGGGCGAAATTACCGAGTACGACTTTCAGTGCAAGCTGCTGGCCCAATACGTGCTCAAGGACTGGCGCGGAGCCAACGACGCGCAGGGCCACGCCGTGGCGTATACGCCAGAGGCCGGAGCCGCAACGCTGCGGGCCGACGTGCGGTTTTTCCTGTTCGTCATCAAGGCGGCGGGCGAGATTGCCGCCGAGGTGCAAAAGGCGCGGGATGAGACGGTGGGAAAGCCCTTGCCCGCTGGCGCTGGGAAGTCGGGCAGGCGCAGTTAACGCAGCGGCGGCGCGGGCGGCAGGGTCAGCGTGCGCCCGCGCCAGAAAACGACGCCATTACCGCGCATGTGCTGGACGTATTCATGATGGCCAGCCCTTGCCGCTGTCGGTGGCGGATATTTCCGACGTGCTGGCGGCGCACCCGTCGCCCCTGCCGCGCGGGGAACTGGACGCCTGCCTGTTCGCACTGGACGCGGCGTTTTTGGATGGGCTGGATGAGAAACCCAAGCCGCAAAAAGATGTCGGTTCGGCTTGGGGCGGGATGGTGGCGGCGATGAATGAGGACGATTAGTACCGCACGATTGGTGCCGCCGTCAGTCCAGTTGTTCCAGCGTAATCCCCATTGCCGCCGCGATGCGCTGGCGCGTGGCTTTCTTGGGTTTGGCATCCGGCGCTTCCATTGCGGCGTAGCTGGGCTGGCGGATTTCCAGACGGCGCGCCATTTCCGCTTGGGTCAGGGCCAGATGCTCACGCCAGGCACGCATCATGCTCCAACCGTTTTCGACGGCCAGGCACATGACTTCGTGCGGCGTCGTGCCGTCAGCGGGGATGCGGCCAGCTTGTTTGATGCTGCGGGAAAACTGCACGTACTCGTCGTAGGGCAGCACGACGAAGGCGGGCTTGCCGTTGGCCTCAAGAATGGTGGGGTTCAGATTCATGGCTCACTCCCGTTTGCTCAATAGGTTTGGTCGTCACGTTTCTTGACTTGCTGGATGTCGATAATTTCGATTTTCGTGTCAGCATCGAACAGCACCCGATAGTTGCCCACGCGCAGGCGGTAGCCGTATTCGTGTTTGGTCAGCGCGACAACGTTTTTGGTTTTGGGGAAATCTTCCAGTTCTTTCACAGCACGGAGGATAGTGACCTGCTCTTTTGGGTCGATTTTACGCAGTTGCTTTTTCGCCTTGTTGGCCCAGTTGATGGCGTACATGGAAGTCTCCCTCATATGGCTTTATTATAGCTCAAGCTATTTAAAAATGCAATATTAATAGGTTTGATATGGCGCAAGAAAGCCGTTTGGCAATCGTGGTGGACAGCAGTCAGGCCCGGCCCAGCGCGGAAAATCTGGCACGCGCCATGCGGGCGCTGGATGAGGCGGGCGTGCGGGTGAGCCACACGACAGAAGACGTCGGCGCACAGATGAACCGCATGGCGGGCCAATCCAACGCGGCTGCGGCGGCGCTGCGCCGTGGGTTGATTGCGGCGCTGGGCAGCCTCTCTACCATGCGCGTCATCGACATCGCCGACGAATGGGGCCAGTACGCCAGCCGCATCCGCATGGCAACGCAGAGCGTCGAGGAATACAACACCGTCCAGGCCCGCATGCTCGCCAGCGCCAACGAGACCTACCGCAGCATGGGCGCGTCGCTGGAAAAAAGCATGGACGTGGTAGATGCATTTTCCGGTCTGCTGGTGGTCAATTCTGCCAGTGCAGACAAGGCGGCAACGGCCATGCGGGCGCTGACGCTGTCCATGCAAAAGGGCCGGATGGATGTCATTAATTGGATGACGATTGCCAACACCATGCCCAGCCTGATAGACGAGATTGCGGAACATACCGGCAAGTCAGCCGAGGAAATCCGCAAGCTGGGGGCCGAAGGCAAGCTGTCCATCCAGATGCTGGTGGACGCGCTGGGCGGGCAGCATGACGTCATCATGAAGAAGGTGGCGGACATGCCGACGACGGTGCGCGATGCGCTGACCAATGTGGGTAATGCGTTTGGCGAGTACGTCGGCAAGCACAACGAGGCCAATCAAGTCACCGCGACGCTGGCGGCGGGTATCGAGGTTCTGGGCAAGAACATCGACACGATACTGAACGCGGCTCTCGTGGGAGCAGGATTCGGGTTGACGCGCTATGCGGGCGGGATGGCGTTTGCGTCGGCACAGACGGCCATCAAGGGCGCACAGGCGCGTAAAACCGCCACGGATGAGCTTGCGCTGGCGCGGGCGCAAGCAGCGCAGACCAAGGCGACGCTGGCGCAGGTTACAGTCATGCAGGGCTTGACGGCCAGCCATGCGCAGGTGAGCGCCGCAGTGCTGGCGCATGAAAAGGCAACCCAAAAACTGGCGGCGGCGCAGGCGGCAACAGCGGTGGCAGGCCGGGGGTTGCTGGCGGTGTTGGGCGGGCCGATGGGGATTGCGATTGCGGCGGGTATGGCGGCCAGCGCATTTGCGGCGTTTTCTTCAGCGTCCGAAAAAACCAAAGTGGATTTGGAGGGTCTGTCCGGGGCATTGGACAGCGCGATCGCCAGGTTCCGCGAGCTGGGTTCCATGCAGCGCGAAGAGGCGATTCGGGCGCTGGGCGAGCAGCAGCGTGAAAAAGCCAAACAGGCCAAGGATGCGGCGTGGGGCTTTGTCAATCAACTGCCGGTCAGGGGCGCGGGCCGGGACGGGGTGTTTCATACGATGGCCGAGTTGGCGCTGCAAACGCAGGCGCTGCTGGGGGATGCCCGCCTGTCGTCCCATCAATTACAGGATGAACTGGGCAAGTTGCTGGATGCGTGGGTGGCGCAGGGCAAGGTGGCTGCTGATGTCGGGCAGGGATATCGCCGTGCGGCGCTGGCGATGATAGAGGCGCAGGCGGCGGCAAACGATTTGCGCAAACGGCAGGCCGAGTTGGCAGCCGAAAATGAGCGCCTGGCCGCAGCAGCAACATCGGCAGGCAGTGCGCAGCAAAAGGCACTGATGCAAAGCAGTGAGGCGGCCAAAAGTTATCTTGAGCGCCTGTCTGACCGCGCCCTGCTGGCGGGGCTGACAACCCAGCGCGAGCAGTTGAAGGCGCTGGTAGCAAAGGGCAAGTTAGTGTTTTCGCCGGAGGATTTGGCGCGGGCGCGTGAGGCTGCCGATGCCTACGACCGCGCCAATGCCCGCCGCGACGTCAAAACCGACGCGGGTGCAGATACGCTGCAAAGCCTGAAAGAGCGGATTGCACTGCTGGGCAAGACGACCGAATACGAACAGATGCTGGCCCGCGTGCAATCGGGCGCATTGGATTTGGGTGACAGGCAGCAAGCGGTATTGCAGGAAGCACAAAAGCTGGACACGTTGCAGCAGCAGATTGAAACCGAACGCGTGCTCAAAGACCTGCGCGAGCAGCAGGCCACTACGCAGATGCAGTTCATGCGCGAACTTGCCGCGTTCGGCGAGGGCGAAAACGTGCGGGCGCTCAATGCCGATCTGGCCAAGACCGAAGACCACTACCGCCGCCTGATCGAGGCGCGGCGCAATTCGGCGCATGGGTTGTCAGACACCGAACTGGCGCAGATTCAGGCATCGTTGCAGGAAGAGTTGGCGATGGTGCGCCAGTTTCACGATGACAAGCTGGCGATTCAGCAGGATTGGAAGCAGGGAGCGATGAAGGCGCTGAAAGACTACGCCGATGAATCGCAGAATCTGTATGCGCAGGTCGGCGATGCGGTGAAAAACGCTTTTAAAGGCATGGAGGACGCGCTGGCTGAATTCGTTGTCACCGGCAAGATGGATTTTAAAAGCCTGGCCGATTCCATCATTCAGGACATGATACGCATCGCCATCCAGCAGTCGGTGACGGGGCCGCTGGCACGGGCGTTTGGTGGATGGCTGGGTACTGGATCGGGTGGCGCGGCCTCCCCGCCCGCTGGTGTGACGCCCGGCATGGACTGGACGTGGTCGTCGGGCGGCTACACCGGCGACGGCGGGCGGTTTGAACCCGCCGGTATTGTCCATCGCGGCGAAGGCGTATTGAATCAGGATGAAATCCGCGCCATCGGCGGCGAGGCAGGGTTTAACGCGCTGCGCCGGGCGATTCGCGGTTCAGGCCATGCGGCGGGCGGCATGGCAGGCCGCGCGGCACTGCCACCGCCTGTTCGCAGCGGGGCCGCAGCGGGGGTCACTGTCACCGTGAATATCACTGAATCAGGCAGGCAAACGCAGGCAACGCCAGGATGGGAACAATTTGGAAATGACATTGGCAGGTATGTGGACAGCAAGATGCGCGAGTATGAAATGAAGTCGCAGCGGCCCGGCGGTCTGGCCTGGCAGGCGCGGCAGGGAGCGCTGGCATGAGCGACACCCAGACCTTCACCTGGCCTGCGGCCAGCGATACCACGGGCGAGGAGCACTTCCGGGTACTGACCGCGCAGTTTGGCGACGGCTACAAACAAACGGCGGGCGAGGGCATCAACCACACGGTGCAGTCCTGGCCCGTGCAGTTTGTGGGCAGCGCTGCGCACATTACGGCAATCCGTGATTTCCTGCGGGCGCACGGCGGGGTGAAACCGTTTTGGTGGACGCCGCCTTTGGGCGTGCAGGGGTTGTATGACGCGGCCAGCATCAAGGTGCAGGCCAAGGGGAAGGACTGGTACGTATTGTCCACCACGTTTACACAGCGGTTTGCGCCATGAGCGATAACGCCTACGTCGCCAACGGCTATCTCGAACCCGGTTATTTTGGTTCCGGCGCAAACGGCGGCACTACGGTTTTTGAAGATATCCAAAAGCTCGTCGCTGGCAATCTGGTGACGCTGTATGAACTGGACTGTCAGGTGCTCAACGGCGGCGTCGAGCGCTACCACAACCACAACGACGGCATCATTGTGTGGCAGGGCCAAGCGTACCACCCGTGGGCCATCGAGGCGCGGGATTTTGAACGCACCGGCGACGGTCAGCAACCCAATCCGACATTGACCGTCGGCAATATCGGGCAGGATGCCGACGGCAACCCGATACCCGGCGTGGTATCGGCGCTGTGTCTGGCGCTGGACGATTTGCGCGGGGCGGTGCTGACGCGCCGCCGCACGTTTGCGAAATATTTGGATGCGGTCAATTTCGTGGGTGGCAATCCCAGCGCCGACCCGAACGAGCACCTGCCTGATGAGCGCTGGATTGTCAGCCAGAAGCAATCCGAGACGCCCGAATCCGTGACGTTCGTGCTGGCTTCGCCCCTGCAGGTGGACGGGGTGCAGTTGCCGACCCGCCAGATACTGGCGAACCTGTGCGGCTGGCTGGTGCTGGATGCGCCGCTGGGCGGGTATCGCGGCGCATGCTGCGGGTATACCGGAGCAAGCATGTTTGACCGCAATGGCCAGCCGGTGACTGACCCTGCGCTGGATGCGTGCAGCGGGCTGTTGTCACACTGCAAGCTGCGCTTTGGTGCGCATGGGGAACTGCCTTACGGTGGCTTTGCCAGCGCGGACAGGGTGCGTTAGCTTTTCTCTGTCAGACGATGGGGCAGGACTTTTCAACCCGCCCGCCAACCGTCTGCATGCAGGCGTATACCCGTTCCAGTTCGTCTGGTGTCAGTGCCAGTTGGGCGGCCAGGTGAAAGAGGTTGGCATAGGGCATGCTTTTGGGCTGCGCCCCGCCGGTGTATTTGCGCCAGTGCTGTTCGCCGACACAGGCCAGCGCCGCCATTTGTTTGCCGGTGTAGCCCAGACGGTTTTTCAAGGCTTGGAGCTGGGCAGCGCTGGGAGGGTGATAGGTCATGCTGGAATTGCCCCGCAGACAGCGGGGCAACTGCGTTTGAAGAGTTAGAGGAACAGTTTGGTCAAGGCAATGATGGCACCCACAAATGCGACTGCAACAACCATGGGATACCACCGCGTTTCAGCCATGAGTTTGGCTGTTTCTGCCATCAATTTGGCGATTTCTGCATCTGTTTTTTTCTCGTTCGCGTTCATCTCAGCTTCCTTTTCGGGTTTGGGACAGCGCCAAAGCGCACCGTCCATGCATTGAATATTAGCGCTTAATGCGCTATTTGTGAAGTGTTTTATACCATGAAACTCTCCCCTTCCCTGCGTCGTGTGATTGAGCGTCATGCGCTGTCGGACTGGCCGCGCGAGGCTTGCGGGCTGGTGGTGGCCGTGGGCAATCGGCAGCGCTATGTGCCGTGCCGCAACGTGGCCGATGACGGGCGCGATTTCCGGCTGCCTGCCGAGGATTTTGCGGCGGCGCAAGAACACGGGCCGGTGCTGGCAGTGGTGCATTCACACGTGAGCGGCGATGCGCAGCCGTCCGAGGCGGACAGGGTGTCGTGCGAGGCCACCGGGCTGCCGTGGCACATTGTGGCGGTGGGGCAGGACGCGGGGGAGGATGCGCCCGCAGTGCGCGGCTGGCACGGCTTTGCGCCGTCGGGCTACGCGGCCCCGCTGGTGGGCCGCGTGTTCCATCACGGCACGCTGGACTGCTACGGGCTGGTGCGCGATTTTTACGTCCGCGAGTTGAATATTGAGCTGCCCGACTTTGAGCGGCCTGATGATTGGTGGGCGCTGCCCGATGCGCCGGAGTTGTATCTGGACAATTTCGGGGCGGCCGGGTTTGTGCCGGTGCAAGCGCAAGCGCGTGACACACCCCGCTACGGCGACGTGCTGCTGATGCAATACCGCAGCGAGCGCACCAATCATGCGGGGGTGTATCTGGGGGATGCCGTTTTGCGTACCCAGCCTGACCTGCACCCTGTTGCCGGTGCCATGCTGCACCACGCCATGCCGCGTTTGTCCGAGCGGGTGCTGTACGCAGGGTACTGGCGGGACATTACCCGATTGGTGGTGCGACACCGGAGGTTGCGATGAGCCAGTAGCGCAATCCGCCCCGCAAAGCAAAAGCCCCGCCAGCGGCTAACTGGCAGGGCTTTTTTGTTTCTGACCTTGAGCAAAGGAAGAAAACAGCAAATGAAATTGTACCGTAAATTTTTCCGAACGAGGCTGTCCATGAAAGATGGAACCCTTGAAATACAAGCACCCGTAGATGCCAAAGCCAACCGTGCGCTGGCTTTTTTCTTGCGTGCCATCGCCACAGGCGTGTTTATCTGGTTGGCGCTGACCGCCATCCGCTGGTGGTAGCCATGAATGCGGTTGCGTTATCCGCGCCCCTGTTTTTGTCCCCGGAGAGGCGGCACACGATTCGGTTGTACGGCCCGCTGGGTGCGCGGTTTGGGCGGGTGCACCGCTTCGTCTGCACCGACGCGGCCGGTGCGCTGCGGGCGCTGTGCGCGATGGTGCCGGGGTTTGAGGCGTATGTGCTGGGCAGCCGTGACCGGGGGCTGGGCTACGCCGTCTTCGTGGGCAGGCAGAACATCGGGCTGGACGCGCTGGCAGCCCCCGCAGGCGGGGATGACATCCGCATTGCGCCGGTCATTACCGGCTCGGGCCGGGGCGGGGCGTTTCAAATCATTCTGGGCGCGGCGCTGGTGGGTGCGGCATTCATGACCGGCGGGGTGGCATTGGGTGCAAAGGGCCTGGTGTTTTCCGGTCTGGCCGGACAGATGGCCTTTGGCGTGGGCGTCTCGATGGTGCTGGGAGGTGTGTCGCAATTGCTGACCAAACAACCCGGAGGGCTGACCGGGGCGCAATCGCCGGACAACAAGGCGTCGTACCACTTCAACGGGCCGGTCAACGTGACCGCCCAGGGCAATCCGGTGCCGGTGCTGTACGGGGAAATGGTGGTGGGGTCGGTGACGGTATCGGGCGATTTGTACGCGGAGAATCAGCAGTGAAAAAAGCGGTGAGCATGACCTTGAGCGTCGAGCCGCGCCGGGGCGGGCAGTGCATCCGCGTGGGCGCGGATATTGCGGGTTCGGGCGGCGGCGGCAAGGGCGGGGGTAGCCCGCGCACACCAGTAGAGGCGTCCGATTCCCTGCACAACACCGCGTATGCGGCGGTGCTGGACGTCATCGGCAATGGCGAGATGGCCGGGCCTGTCCACCCGGACCAACCCCTGCGCGACGTGTATCTGGACGGCACGCCCATCCAGAATGCCGACGGCAGCCTGAATTTTGAGCGCGTGCAGGTGGATTACCGCGTCGGGACGGTTGACCAATCGGCCATTGCCGGTTTTCCGGTGTCCAGCAGCGTCACGCACGTGGGCGCAGAGGTCAAAGTGGATGCGCCGTTCGTGCAGGCGGTGAGCAATCCTGAACTGTCTGCCGTGCGGGTGAGCGTACACGTGCCGCGCCTGATGCGCCTGATGGAATCGGGCAGCCGTGCGGGCGACCGGGTGGGCCACAAGGTGGATTACGCCATCGATTTGAAGACCGGCAATGGCACATTCGAGCAAATGCTGGCGGCCAGCTTTGACGGCAAGACCACCACCGGCTACACGCGCACGCACCGCATCGACCTGCCTGCTGTTGCGGGTGGACAGAACGGTTGGACGCTGCGCGTGCGCCGTCTCACACCGCACGCCACCACCAGCGCGATTGAGGACAGGATTTTTGTGCAGTCGTGGGCGCAGGTGATTGACGGCAGGTTTCGCCACCCGATGACGGCGCTCGCGGGCATCAAGGTGGATGCCGAGCAGTTCCAGAGCATTCCGGCCCGCGCGTACCACTGGCGCGGGCAGATCATCCGCGTACCCGGCAATTACGACCCCATCGCCCGTACGTACACGGGCGTGTGGGACGGCACGTTCAAACGCGCCTGGAGCAACAACCCTGCATGGGTCTATTACGACATGCTCACCAATGCCCTGTACGGGCTGGGCGGGCGGCTGGATGCGGCGATGGTGGACCGCTACGCGCTGTATCAAATCGGCGCGTATTGCGACCAAATGGTGCCAGATGGACAGGGCGGCACAGAGCCGCGCTTTGTCTGCAACGTCTATCTGCAAAGCCAGGCGGACGCGCTGCGGGTGCTCAACGATTTATCGAGCGTCTTTCGCGGCATGGCGTACTGGGCCAATGGGCAGGTGGTGGCGGTGGCAGATGCGCCGTCCGATCCCGTGTACACCTACGCCAATGCCAATGTGGCGGGCGGGCGGTTTGAATACACCGGCGCGGATGTGGGCACCCTGAAAACCGTGGCACTGGTGTCGTACAACGATCCGAGCGATTTTTACCGCGCCAAGGTGGAGGTGGTCGAAGACGCTGACGGCATCAAACGCTGGGGCGTGCGCAAGACGCAGGTGGTAGCCTTTGGCTGCACCTCGCGCGGTCAGGCCCAGCGGGCAGGCCTGTATCACCTGTACACCTCACGCATGCAAACGGGCGCGGTGGCGTTCACGGTGGGACTGGACGGGGTGATACCGCAGCCGGGCAGCCTCATCAAGATTGCCGACCGCAACCGGGCCGGGCGGCCCATCGGCGGGCGCATTGCGTC